GGTATGAATCCAAACAATGCAATTATTGCTCTGCTACAGATGCGTTCTGACAAACTTGTAAGCCGCGACTATGTACGTCGTGAAATTCCAATGGAGTTAAATGTTACTCAAGAAGAACAACGTGTTGACATTGAAGAAATGCGTGATTCTTTGCGTGTTGCTATGGCTCAGTATGCCCAAGCAATTCCAGCGCTTGCTGCACAAGGCCAAGATCCTTCTCAGATTGTTTCCCGAATCGCGGAAGTTATCAAAGGTCGTCAAAAGGGTAAGCAACTAGAGACCATTGTCGATGAAGTATTCGCCCCAGAACCACAACCAGAAGTGCCAATGATGGGCGAAGAAGTTCCAGCAGCAGGTATGGCCCCCGTTCCTGCCTCGCAGCCAACTCCAGAACAAATGGGTGCGGCCCCTGCTGCTGGCTCTCGTCCAGATATAGCGACTCTACTCGCATCTATTGCAGGGTAAGGGAGGTGTAAAATGAAAAAAGGTGGTCGTGCAAAGGCTCCAATGGCAAAGCCAACAGAAGGCAAGAAGGATATGAAGAAGCCAGGTGGCAAAGTCGAATTTGGCTATGCAGGAAAGGCTCGTAAGGGCAAGAAGGCTTAGTGTTACGTTGGGAGAATAGAACGTGGATGATGACAAAGATTATGTACCGCGTTCTATTACTCTCGCTGATTTCTTAGTAGTTCTATCAGGTTTTGTATTAAATATCATCCGAGCCATAGATATGCTCGCATCAGAGATTTTAGATTTAGCAGTGTATAACGCAAATAGAAAAACAAAAGTTTCCAGAGTATGGGAACAATTCACATCAGATTTAGAGAAGATGGAGGACAATAATGGCTAGAGGCCCAATGGCAGGCGTATCAGGTCCTGGCAAGTTCTCCAAGAGAACCGATGGACTTTCATTTCAATCAACAGAATACGGATCAGGTGTAGAGAATGCCGCTAACAAAGCAGGCGCACCTATGGCTAAGACACCAGATGTACGTCCTACTTCTTTATCAGAGCAAGGTATGGCACCAAGTCAACAACCAGTAACACCATTGTTTGCACCATCACAACGTCCAGATGAACCAATCACTGCAGGTATTGCAATGGGTCCTGGCCCTGGTCCAGAAGTTATGGGCGCGGCTCCTATGCGAATCAAGACATCCGATACTTTAGCAAAACTATTACCTTTTGATGATACTGGCGAAATCGCTGTTTTGTATCAAGAGGCTTTAGCGCGAGGTAACTAATGTCAGATAGCCTCAAAGCAGCATCAATGGCTGCTGGTCTAACTGAAGCAGAGAAGCGTGAAGTCAATGCTCTTATTAAGGCAGTGGCTGTCAATAAGCAACTCAACAATTTGCCAGCAGATGTAGCCAACAAAGTTTACAACTCTAAGCCAATCTCGCAGCAACAATCATTAGCGCAGACATTTGGTACAGAGGATCCAACTATCAAGCCTGATAAAGGCTGGTTGGGAACTGCGTGGCACTACACAGGTGGTGCTGTATGGAACGCTGGAAGCAAGTTGATGAATGGCTTGCAGAATGTTTCAGACTTTACAACTCGTTTGTATCGTACTGCTGCTATTGGCGCTACCCAAGGAATGGGTCTTGCCGATGCGTGGGATGAAGCAAACGACAAAGGCGATAAGGTATTTAATCCTGGTCGCATTGGTGATGCTCGTACAAAGTTTGGTAATACCGCAGTTACTATTGCGATGCGTATTGCTGCTGGTGAAGAACCAGAAAAGATTATGGCCTCTGCTACTCCTGAAGAGCAGAAGTATGTTCGCCTTGCTTACAAGAAGGCTGGAACACAGGCTGAACAAGATTTGTTCCAAGATACTCTCGATGCAGTCAATGCCTCTAAGTATTCTCCAGGTAGACAAGTAGCAAACCTACTTCTTCCAAAGCAGATTGAAGGCTCAGGTCTTGCCTACAAACTTGTCTCTGGTGTGGTTGATGCAGCCTATCGTGTATTTGCAGATCCACTTATTATTGGTGGCAAGGTATCTAACGCCTACAAAGTTTCTAAGTATTCAGTAGATGTACTCTACGGCAACTTTGCTAAGGGTGGTCAGAAACTACAAGACTACTTTGGTTCAGCAAATGGCAAGGCATTCTGGGATACCTACGGTGCTAAACTTGATGAACTCAAGACTGCTCGTTCAACGGGTAACGCAGAAGCAGCACGTGTTGCAGATGCCGAACTACGCCGTTTAGCACCTGAGTTTGGACCTGCTGTCGTTGATGATTTCCTCAAGGCAGACCAACCAGTAACCAATGCGCTCACCGCACAGGCTTACTTTGAGAACGCAGATAATGCCCTTAAGATTATCAAAGGTGGTATTGGTCGCAAGCGCGTGGTTATGCCAAAACTTGATTACAAGCGCAAACTTCGTATTGCTGCTGCAACTACCACAAATAAAGTGTTTGATATCGACACAATGGGTTCTAAGTTCGTAGAAGCCACCTATTTTGGTGATGCTACAACCACAGACGGAATCAAAAATGCCATCATTGATGGTAAGAAGACTACTGTTGCAGATGTTGCTGCTGGGGATAATCCTAAAGAAGTAGCACGTTTCTCTACAGCGATGATTATGAAGCGCATTGACAGAGCAAAGGCTAAGTTTGCTATTGCTCCGTTATTCCGTGATGATACTTTTGACGTAACAGCCACAGACGCTCCTGAACAGATGTATCGCCTTGCTCGTCTCGTTATGACTAAGCGCGACAGCCAGTTACTCCAGCAGACATTCGCATCTGTTGATGATGTAGGCGAGCGCAAAGAAATGTTTTATGGACTATGGTCCACCATTGCTGATATGCGTGGCCTCAATACCACAGAGCCAGGGCAGTTGATTGTCCGTCGCTTGACTGGTAAGGGTGAAACCAAGTTTCAGGTAGGTCGCTTTGGTGATGAGTTTGAAGATGTTGGTGCTCTGCCATCTGATTTTAATAACTTTGTATCTGCACCTAGCCTGGTAGATATTGATAGAGCAGCAGCACGTAGCACAGTTATCCAGAAGATGCTTGGCACTGCCAACAAAGACTGGGTAGATAAGATGACTGGTGCTTGGTCATTCTTGACTCTTGCTGGTCCACGTTACGCTATCCGTAACGCCACAGAAGATTTAATGGTTGCTCTGGCTATTGGTCAGGTAACTCCTTGGGGTCTTGCTAAGTCACGTTATCTATCTACACGTGTCAACACAGCCATTGGCCTGCGTAAAGGTTTAACCAAGGGCGAGAAGATCGCAGAGAATCCTCTTGGCGCAGTAATGCGTATTGTCAACAAGAAGGAAGCAGCCAAGTACGAAGCAGAGATTGCTGGTCTTGATGATGCTATTAAAAACGCTAAGGCTGAAATCAAGACTCTACGCGATGAACTCAAGGTTACAGACAAAGTTCTTAATCCAGGTAAGGTCATTGACATTGAGCGTCGCATTGATGAATTGCGTCAAAGCACTCAAGGTGGCTTAGTACAACAGACTCGTAACATCTTAGCGCGTTCCCTAGAAGAGGGTCGTGTCAACAGACTACGCACCAGACTAGGTGGCAGTGCGCTAGATGATGAAGAACTGCAGTTACTAGCAGAACAGATTACCTACGGTAACATTGATAATACATTATCCATTGTATCTGAAGGTGGCTTTAACTTTGCCACTGGTAATGACTACATCACACGCACAGTAAACTTCCAGAAGTCTACAGGTGTACGTATGTCTGCCTTGGAAATCAATGTTCCAAACAATTTGTACTCCCGCGCACGCGGAGAACGTGGCTTCAAGAAAATTGCTCTAGGTCAACAAGACGAAGCAGCAATGATTGCCTGGATGATGCGTATTTCTTACTTTGCTAACGATGAACTAGGTGCTATTGCCTTGGCTAACGTAGACAACAAGGATGCAGTCAAGTTAGTTTATGACTGGATTGTCAAGCATCCAGAGTTTACTAAGAATGCACGTCTTGCAGCAAAAGGCATTGACGAAATGCAGCACGCAAAGATTGTTGTCAACCGTGCCAAAGAGATTGTTTCTAAGCGTAAGGTAGATGATGCAGGTGAGGCTGTAGTCAATACAGACCTTCTCAACAAGATTCGCGTTTATGACGATGAAAAAGGCCAGTACGTCATCTCAGGTCGCCTATCGCTAGATGATTTACCAGAAAATCTAGACGATATTCCAGAGTACGTCATTGGACCTACCCTTGTTCCCGTAGCAGATGCTGGCTCCTACACCGCATCTCTTATGACAAAGGGCTGGACTTGGCTAGGTTTGTCTAACGCACGTCTCTCACGTGAACCTTTGGTTATCAATGAGATGGTTAAGATTCGCAAACAGATGAAGCAGACTGGTTTTTATGATGCTTACATCAATTCTTTCCTCAAGAATGTAGATCCAACTAAGCCAGCCAAGGTAGAAGCAGCAACAAACCTTGCAAAACGTAAGTTGGCTGAGGCTATTGAAGAAAGAGCAACATCGCAGATACTACAGTATGTGGATAATCCACTGGTTCGTTCACAGATTGCTTTCTCTTCACGTAACTTTGCGCGTTTCTACCGTGCTACTGAAGACTTTTATCGCCGTGTATACCGCGTTGTACGATATAACCCAGAGGCAATCGTCAAAGCAGGTCTTACCTATGAAGGTATTACCCACTCTGGATGGATTCAAAAGGACGATCAGGGCGAACCATACTTCGTTTACCCAGGTATTGAGCCAGTATATCGCGCTGTACAAGGTGCGCTACAGGCTTTTGGTGTAGATGCAGAGTTCAAGACTCCACTTCCTATCCAATTTGGCGCACAGTTGAAGATGATTACACCATCTCTCAACCCAGATTCTTTGGCTCCTACATTTGCTGGTCCTTTGGCTGGTGTATCTATCAAGACTGTATCTAATCTTGTAGGTATCTTCAATCCAGGTGCAGCAGATACCATTACACAACTAACTTTAGGTAAGTATGCTGTAGATCAGTCAATGGTTTCAGCGTTCTTGCCAGCACACGTCAACCGTTTGTATGCAGCAATGAACCAAGATGAGCGCGATAGCCAGTATGCCAGCGCTTGGCGTAAGGCTGTTACCTATCTTGAGGCTGGCGGTCACGGTATTCCTAAGCGTTATGACGAGGCTGGGAACCTTATTCCACCTTCTGCTCAGGAACTTGAAGAGTATCGTCTACGTGTCAAGAACACCACAGTTTCTATTCTAGGAACACGTTTTGTATTCGGTTTCTTTGCACCAGCATCACCACAAGTACAACTCAAGAGCGATATGGCTGAGTGGGTACGTGATAATGGACGTGCTAACTTCAAGCAACTCTGGAATAAACTACTTGACCAGTACCCAGGTGACTATGACGCTGCAATGGCTAAGTGGGTTGAACTATATCCAGACCAGATTCCGTTTACTGTTCCAGAATCAGAGCGTAGCACCGTTGCATACTTCCGTTATGCTGAAGAATCAGGTGCTTTCGTAGACCAGAACCAAGACCTATTCAAGAAGTTCCCACAAGGTGCAGCATTCTTGATTCCACACAAGGCTGGATTCTCTTGGGATGCGTACAAGACTATGACAGATATGGGTCTAAAGCGCAACAAGCGAGTCACTGACTATCTACGTGAGGTCCAGACTGCAGCAGATTTGCAACAGTATTATGCAAAGAAGAATGCCTACGAAGAGTCCTTGACTCAGGTAGGAACAGACTTTGAGCGTAGCCAACTTCGCAAAGAGTTTACAGACTGGAAGACATTGTTCTTCGCAGGTCGTCCATTGGTCGCTGAGGAACTATCTCAGGGAAGCCAAAAGGCTATTGAGCGCCTTAACGCTATCAATGATCTACGTAAGATGCTAGAGGCAAAGCCAAATGTTATGCCTGCTACTGAGAGCAAGTTACGTGAGATGCTTGACCTGTACGACACATACAAGAACGAACGCAAGTCACTTGATGTCATTAGTGGTGGTTCATTCCTGTCACAGAACCTCAAGGATGAAACCATTGTCAAGATGCGTGAATTATCAGAGTTCAACGAAAACACAAAGAGTGCATACAACGTGTTGTTTGCCTCGCTGTTAGGAGACTAAATTGGCAGAGACAGCAAGAACTGCTGACCAGGCTAGGGCGCAAGCGGCAGCCGCCGCTGCTCAGGCTGCTGGTACACAGCAGAATGCAGCCGTTGCAGGCGAGGATACCTTTACTGCATTCGCTAAAGGACTTAGCCAAGCATCTCCTACTATCCGTGCCAAGATTGCACAGCAACTTAAAGATGCTGGCATTTATCGTGGCAAAGTAAGTGGAGAGTTTAACAACCGTTTCTATAACGCTCTTATCGAAGCAGAGAAACGTCGTACTGAATTAGCGACAGTCATTGATGTACCTAATCGCTTTGAGTTTATCTCTGGTCTAGCACTAGAAGGTGACGGCGGAGCAGGTGATGGTGGAGACGGAACCTATGTCTCAGAGTCTATATCGGTTATTACCGATGAGAAGGCTAAGGCTCTTATTGATGCCGTTATCCAGGACCAACTAGGTCGTAAGGCTAACGCTGCAGAAGTTGCTCGTTACACCAAATTGGTAAAGAAGGCACAGAAGACTGCGCCTACTGTTAGCACTTCTGTTCGTTCTGGAAAGAGAACAACCACCACTACGACTGGTGGCTTTGATCCAGGACAGTATCTAGTAGACCAAGTAGCAGGAACAGATGAGGCAAAGGCTAATAAGGTGCTCGGTTTCTATGAGAAGTTTATGAGAGCGTTGGGTGCTGACTAATGACCGTCGCAGAAGATATCAAAAATAAACAAAACCAAAGTACTCAAGCAGAGACTGCTGCTGAAAGAGAAAAGATTCTCAACGCAATCAAGAAGCGTAATGAGGAACTTGCAAAGCGTCAAAAAGAAGCCAAAAGGATGTTGGAATCCAAAAAGGCTATTTATGATTTGTACATTACCCAATTATCAACAGGTAAGAGTAAGGGTAAGAAACTTTCAGATTTCAAACTTGAGCAAATTAGAAAAGCAGCAGAAGATATAAACAAAGAACTTGCTGACCTTCGTAAACTTATTGCTCAAAAGCCAGAGGTTGTAAAGTTACCTACTGCTCCTAAACCTCAAGCAGCAAAACCTACTGCTGGGCCTACAGGAACTGTAACTCTTCAGGCTACAAAGACTGCCGATCAAACAGCAAAAGATGAAGCAGATGCGGCAGCAGGTAAGAAGACTCCTGGCGGTAAAGGTAAAGGCACTGTTACAGGCACTATGCCAAATATGCCTTCTGGTGGGAAACCTGGAACAGGTGTTGTTGGTGCAGGCTTTGACCCAGGACGATTCCGTATGGGTGAAGAAGCATCTATGGGTGCAACACCAAACATCCCACCAAAAGCACAGCGCGATCTTGAATCAATCCTACGTCAGACAGAGTTCTGGTATGACCTACCTGACTACATTTTCAAGACAGTTCCTAAACTAGGTGAACTTCTTGTCAAGGCTGTCAATGAAGGATGGGATGACGATAAGTTCTTATCACAGGCTAAACTTACTACCTGGTGGCAGCAGAACTCAGCACCAATCCGTACCCGTATCATTGCTCGTGCTAAGTTCAATGAACTTACTGCTGGTGGTCAGGATGCTTCCAAGACCGAATATGCAATGGATACCGCTACTATCAAGCGTAGCGTCCAGGCACGTGCTCGTCAGATGGGTGCAACTCTTGATGAGAACGCAATCAATCAGGTTGTTGGACGTATCTATGATGGATTCCTAGAGAACGATACTGCAGCGATTGATTCATTCATCGCTCCGTATATCGGCAAGGTATCAAGCATCGTAGGCACTGGCATTGGTATGCAGCCATCAGGCTACACTGGTCAAGCGTTGCAGAACTTCCAAGCGCTTCAGGCTGTGGCTAAGGCTAATGGTCTAACCATTAAAGACATTTTGCCAAAGTTCTCAGTTCTTCCAGGACAGACCATTGATGATGTAGTCCTACAGAAGTTGGCTACTGGAGAACTAGACATTAATCGTCTAGCACAAGATGCTCGTATGATTGCAGCCCAAGGAACACCAGATTACGTCAAGGGTCTACTACAACAGGGTTATGACCTAGAACAAATCTACGCTCCATATAAGAATGTTATGTCTCAGATTCTAGAAATCAATCCAGATGAGATTGATCTCAATGATGGAACTCTACGTGGTGCTATTGGTATGGATAAAGAAATGAATATCTATGACTTTAAGAAGGCTCTACGTAAAGACTCTCGTTGGCAGTACACAGAAGGTGCTCGTGAAGAAGTTGCCAATTCAGTTCTTGGCGTACTTCGTGACTTTGGATTCCAGGGGTAACAATGGCTAAAAAATATACTAGAGCAGAATGGGCCAGATTACAAGCAAGCCTGCCTGAAGAAGACCGTGTACCTTATGAAGATTCGCCTGAGGATACTGATACAGCGGCAGATGCTGCAGCGCGTACTCAAAGATTTCAAGAAGTAATTGAACCTGGAGTTGCTCCAGAAGACTTCCCTGTTTCAATTACTGGAGTAAGAACAGAACCTGGCACCTCTACAGGTGAAGGTTCTACAGACGAGAAGCCTGGACTTTTTTATAACTATTACACAGGTGAATGGGTTTCAGACCCAAGCCTTATCAAGCCTCGTACTGGTATGGGTGGAGCAGAATCTGGTGGCGGAACTATTCTCGTTACCGAAGAAGACTATAAGAATGCTGGCTTTGTCGGATCAACTGGACCAACTGGGCCTACAGGAACAACAGGCAAGACTCTAGTATCTACTTATACAGACCCAACTACTGGCGATGTCATTGCTGTTTATTCTGATGGAACTACTGCGATTCTGTCTAAAGGAACCAAGATAGCAGACGCTGCAAGGCTTAAGGCTGAAGCAGATGCCTTAGCAAAAGCAGGCCGTCAATCTGCATATGATCTTTTGTTCCAGCAGTTTGATGCTTATGGTCTTGGAGCATTGGTTACTCCACTCAAGGGTCTTATCGAATCTGGTATCTCTCCAGCAGAGTTCACTATTCGCTTACGCGAGACTGATGCCTACAAGAAGCGCTTTGCTGCCAACGCGTCACGTATTCAAAAGGGTCTTCGCGCTCTATCAGAGGCAGAATACATTGGTCTTGAAGACCAGTACCAAGATGTAATGCGTCGTTATGGACTACCTGATACCTATTACACACGTGGTGAGATGGGTCGTCAAGAAGGATTCGAGAAGTTTATTGGTGGAGATGTATCGCCAGTAGAACTTGAAGACCGTATTCAAACAGCCCAACGCCGTGTACTTAATGCCCCACCACAAGTCACAGATGCTCTCAAGCAATTCTACGGAGCAGAACTTGGCAGTGGCGATATCTTGGCTTATGTTCTCGATCCAGATAAGGCTATTGAAAACATTAAGCGTAAGGTAACTGCTGCTGAAATTGGTGCAGGTGCAATGCAAGCAGGACTTGCAACAGGTGTATCTAGAGCAGAAGAACTACAACGCTTTGGAGTTACTGGAGAACAAGCACGTCAGGGCTACCAGACAATCGGTGGATTCCTACCACGAGCATCACAACTTGGTGATATTTACAGCAAGCAAGGCTTGGGTGCATACACCCAGACAACTGCTGAACAAGAAGTCTTTGGCACTACAGGTGCCGTAGACGCTGAAAGAAAACGCAGACAACTTGCTCAACTTGAACAAGCGCAGTTCGGTGGTTCCGCAGGAACTACTGGTGGCGCACTAGGCCGCGAACGCGCAGGCCAATTCTAAGCCTGCTAATGGGACGACTGGTCCATTAGAGAGATATCAAAACCAGCAGTAGGAGCCATACAGAGATTCCCCAAATCTGTATGAGGCCTGCGAAAACCAACTAACAAAGGGAGAAGGACCTATGTCCAACTACGACTACGACGACGATGACTTTGAAACCACAGATGGTGGAGATCTCGTCAAGCAGTTGCGTAAAGCAACAAAAGCAAAAGACAAAGAACTCGCTGAACTAAAGGCGCAGTACGAGTCACTTGCAAAAGCAAATAGAGAACGAGCAATCAAAGATGCCCTCGCTAGTCGCGGGGTAAACAGCAAAATCGCTGCATTTATCCCACAGGATATAGACCCAACTGAAGAGTCTGTATCTAAATGGCTCAACGATTACGCCGATGTATTCGGTGTAGATGCTGGGTCAAGCCAGGCAACACCTAATGTAGACCCAAGACAAGCGGCTGCATATCAACGGATGACCAATGCTGTAGAAACAGGAGTTACTCCTGAGTTCCAAGCACAGATTCATCAGAAGTTGTTAAATGCAACAACCCGCGAAGAATTGGACGACATCATTAGGCAGTCTGGGCTCTAATTCGAACCTAACCCGAAAGGCAAGTAAATGGCAATTCCTACAGGTACGCTTACTTCGTCTTCGACAATCTCCGCTCTAGTCACTACTGCGTATGATCAATACGTACGTATGGCTCTTCGCTCCATCCCAGTGATGCGTGCGTTGGCAGATGTCAAGCCAGTACAGCAAGCAATGCCAGGTTCATCAGTTGTATTCTCCATCTATTCAGATTTGAACGCCGCAACAGGCACTCTGACGGAGACCAGCGATGTAGATTCCTTGGCACTCGGAAACCCTTCAACAGTTTCCGTAACCCTCAATGAATACGGTAACGCCGTAACAACCACCAAGAAGTTGAACCTAACATCATTCAACGATGTTGATTCAGCACTTGCTGACATCATTGCGTACAACGCAGCCGATTCTATCGACTCTGTTGTAGCATCCGTTCTTACAGGTTCCACAGGAACCAACGTAATCTACGGTGGTGCAGCAACTGGTACAAACAGCATTACCTCTTCAGGTACAATCACCGCTGCTAACATCCGCAAGGCTGTTGTACAACTCCGCAGCAACAAGGCAGTTCCTCGTATCGGTGAACTCTATGCTGCATACCTCCACCCACGTCAGTCTGCTGACCTCCGTGCCGAATCAGGTACAGGCGGATTCCAGGAACTTACCAAGTACGTTGATCGTACTCCGTTCGTTGCTGGTGCAGTCGGTGTTCTTGAAGGTGCATTCATTGTTGAGACACCTCGTGTCCCATCTGTTGCAAATACACAATCACCAGCCGTCACTGTCTACAAGGCAGTTGTTGCTGGACGTGAAGCGCTTGCTGAAGCAACCGTACAAGATATCTCAACCGTCATTGGTCCAGAAATCGACGCACTCCGTCGCTTCCGCACCATCGGTTGGTACTACTTCGGTGGTTTCGCACGTCTCCGTGAAGCGGCTCTATACCGCATTGAGACTGCAACTTCTATCAACTAGTAGTTGATTGACTGTCGGGCAGGGGCAACCCTGCCTGATGGTGAGTCAATTCTGAAAGGAAGAGATGACCTACAGACTAAACACAACTTGGGTATGGGAAACGTGGGGAGCAAACTTCACTGAGTTCACACCATACTCACGTCTTGCTGCTAGGCCAGTAACTGGTGGTACCGCAACAGGAACTATCAACCCATTCCTTACTGACATTCCCCGAGGAATTACATTCCTAGTCAACGGAACGACTGTAACAACTCAGCGTAACCCAAGTCAGGATGACGTGAATGCTGCTGAGTATTATTACCAAGGCGGAGCCGAGTACATCATTGATGACTCAATGGCTCAGATATTCATTGACGCAGGATACGGAGATTACGTAACTCAAATATGAAAAATCCAAACTGTAGATCTGGGTGCAAGACCCAAGACCACGAATCATATTCTGACTGTTTACAAGCAGCAAACTTTGGCTTTGCAGGGTGCTTCCCTTCTCGGCAAGGCTGGGACAAAGACAAAGAAAAGAACTGGGATAAAGAATTGGATTCCTACTACTCGGCTGTAAGGCAAGGAGTAGAGCCAATATCGACCAAGAAAAAAGATATCGACGCAGCAATGATGTTATCCAATGAGGCTGGCAAAGCCTTTGACGGAAACACCCTCAAGTTCAAGGAGAACTAAAATGCCAGCAAATGACCCAAAGCAGTACGAAGGTAAGTTCGTTGCAGAAGAAAACGAATATATGCCTTGGCCTAGCGATACAAACGACAAGCCATTTATGACCTATGACAAGTTGATGACAGGCGCACCAGGCAAGGCTGCAAAGTGAAGAAGAAAGCCGCAGCCAAGAAGGTAGAGAAAGTAATGCGTGAGTTCAAGTCAGGAACTCTCCACTCTGGCAAGGATCCAAAAGGTCCCAAAAAGGCACCTATTGTCAAGAACCGTAAGCAAGCAGTAGCCATTGCTCTATCTCAAGCAGGTATGTCAAAGAAGAAAAAGAAGAAGTAATGTCGTCGGGTCAATACCGCCGACGTGAAGGCTTCAACCCCGTACAAATCAAAGACGGGATGATTGTCAGACTCAACAAGAACGGCACAGTAAGAGCAGTGCTCGGAAAGTATGGAGAGTATGGAAAGAAAAAGCAAGCGTGATCCGCGTCTGGCACGTGCTGGCGTTACGGGCTTCAACAAACCCAAGCGTACGCCTGCTCACCCAACTAAGAGTCACGTCGTTGTCGCCAAAGAAGGAAGCCAAGTCAAGACAATAAGATTTGGTGAACAAGGCGCAAAGACTGCTGGTGCTCCTAAGTCTGGAGAGTCAGAGAAGATGAAAGCAAAGCGCAAGTCCTTCAAGGCTAGACACCAGAAGAACATTTCCAAAGGCAAGATGAGCGCAGCATACTGGGCTGACAAGGAGAAATGGTGAAGAAGAAAGCATTCTGGGAAACTGAAAACCCAAAGAAGAAGTCTAAGAAACTTTCCCCATCACAGAAGACTGCTGCTAAGAAAAGGGCTAAGGCTGCTGGAAGACCTTATCCAAATTTAATTGATAATGCCGCAGTAGCGAAAAAGAAGAAGTAAGGAGTAAGAAGTGGCACTAGGTGTTGCAGGAACAACTCTCAACTCAGAGTTGAATCGTCTAGCAAATGCTGGAACCTATCGGATTGCTGCCGATATGGTCGATATGGCTCTAGCGGCCCAGCAATGGGCAGCGCAACGCAGTGTCACTCTTACTGTCACAGACACAGTAGGAGTTCTCAATGAGATTGCTGGTATCGCTTCTAAAGCCGATTGGCTTGATTTTAGCGGCGTATGTAATTACATCGCTGGCACTTCTGGCTTACCTGCAGCGGCTGCTCTCAGGGCGGTCTCTTCCTGATGAGCGCGAAATATAATCTGGTCTGCGACCAGGCAACCACATTTGAGTTTCAGTTTCAGATTCTGAATAACTCAATTCCTTGGAACCTTAACGGTTACACAGGGACTATGACAGTGCGCCCCTTTGTTGGCGCTAATACAACCACTGTCGTTGCCTCTACTGCTAATGGTCGTATGACCTTAGATGCAAGCAATGGTCGCATCAATGTGACTTTAAGTTCTACCATTACTGGCGATATCGCTGCTGGTCGATATGCCTATGACTTAGTTTTAGACTCTGGTGTTACTGTAACAAGAATCCTTGAAGGCAAATTTATCGTGACTGCGGCGGTGACTACGTGAGTACTATTATCGTAATTGAGAACATCACCCCACAAGTTGCGGTAGAGTTCTCAGCAGATCAAGGTCCACAAGGTGGACAAGGTGCTACAGGTCCTACAGGACCCGTTGGACCTACAGGTCCCACTGGTGCTGGAGCGACAGGTGCAACTGGAGCGACAGGTGCCACTGGTGCCACAGGAGCAACAGGAGCAACAGGTGTTACAGGAGATACTGGCCCAACTGGGGCTACAGGCCCGCAAGGTGCGACAGGCCCGACAGGTGATACTGGACCCACAGGCGCTACGGGCGCTGCGGGAGCAACAGGTGCAACAGGACCTATCGGTGCTACAGGACCAGTCGGAGCGACTGGACCGACTGGTGACACAGGCCCGACAGGACCGCAAGGCTTAGTCGGTGCAACGGGTCCTACAGGCCCTCAGGGGCCTATTGGAGCCACTGGACCGCAAGGAGTTACTGGAGATGTTGGACCAACAGGTGCTACTGGCTCTACGGGCGCTACAGGGCCTCAAGGCATCCAAGGTGATGTTGGTGCTACAGGACCTACGGGTCCACAGGGAGCAACTGGCCCAGTCGGAGCGACTGGCCCACAAGGAGTACAAGGAGTAACAGGTGATATTGGCCCTACTGGTGTTACTGGTCCCGCTGGGGATACTGGCCCTACTGGTCCTATTGGACCAACTGGAGCCACTGGACCAGTTGGAGCAACTGGACCTACAGGACCACAAGGACTTACTGGACCCACTGGAGCCACAGGACCAACTGGTCCAGGAGCAGATGCAATCCCTGTAGCCTTGTTCTTAGGTGGAATGTGAGCCTAGATAAATACTTTGACCGAATTGTTGTTATCAATGTTCAGCGTCGTACAGATCGTCTAGCACAATTCAACGAAGAGGCTAAGAAGATTGGCTTTGGATTTGAAATCCACTATGCCATTGATGGCAAAGAGGTGGGCATAGACCCTATCGTTGCTGGCAGATTGAGCCACATCGAGGTTCTCAAGAGCATTAAGGATGACGAGAGAGTTCTCATCTGTGAAGATGATGCTCTATTCCGTGAGGACTTTAACGAGGCTTTAGATTCTTATATGGCAGAGTTACCTAAGGATTGGGATATCTTCTACCTTGGCGCTATCAAGAACGAGACTCAACCTGTCAACAAGTACTGGGTCAAGCAGGTGGTATCGACAGGCACTCAGGCCTACTGCGTCAATCCTGCTAAACGAGATCTCTTTATCCAGATAGCCGAAGAGTTTGACCAGTGGATAGATGTAGCCTATAGACTATGGGCTGACAGGACCAAGGCTTATATTGCCCATCCGAATCTAGTAATCCAGCACGACGGGTTCTCAGATTTACGCGGCGAGTTAGTCTCAGATTTCAAGGGTTTCCACTAGAATTGTGGTATGAGATTCCACGTAGTTAGCCTACCACATACCCAAGTAACTAAAGATTTCGCAGGATGTGCCTACACCGAAAAGGTACGCAGGTTCTGCAATATGATGAAGAAGTTAGGTCATACAGTCTATCTCTATGCTGGCGAAGAGAATGAGGCTGATGTAGATGAACTCATCCCCTGTATCACTGAGACCCAACGACGTATCGTTGTGGGTAACAGGCCCTATGTAGAAGCGCCGTTTGATTACCGCTTACCACACTGGCAGAAGTTCAATAAGAAGGCTGCTGCGGAAATCCGCAAGCGAGCAGAGAAGCAAGACTTTATCTGCGTCATTGGCGGAGCAAGCCATAAGCCCATCGCAGATGCACTGCCACATATGATGACAGTGGAGTTTGGTGTGGGTTATGCAGGAGTCTTTGCGCCATACAGAGTGTATGAATCATATGCTTGGATGCACGCAATCTACGCTCAACATAACAACGCAGCGCAAGTAGATGGCTCATTCTTTGATGCGGTGATTCCAGGTTATCTCGATCCTGAGATGTTCCCACTGGGTGAAGGTAAGGGCGATTACTACCTTTACATAGGAAGAATGATTCCACGCAAAGGTGTGGATATCGCAGCACATATCTGTAAGACTATCGGTGCCAAGATTATCTTTGCAGGACCTGGTCCACACATTCCAAACTACGGTGAATATATCGGACCAGTAGGACCTGAGAAGCGTGCAGAGTTGATGGGCAATGCAATCGCTACCTTTGTTCCAACTTTATACTTAGAACCATTTGGCAATGTGAACATTGAGTCACAGGCCTGTGGAACTCCAGTGATTACTACAGACTGGGGCGCGTTTACTGAAACCGTCATACAAGGTGTGACAGGCTTTAGATGCCGCAACGTAGAAGAGTTTATCTTAGCGACACAGAACGTTAAGAACCTTGATAGGCAAGCAATACGAGATAGAGCAGTATCGCTCTACTCAGTAGATGTTATCGCAAAGCAATATGAATACTATTTCCAGAGACTAATGACGCTCTGGGAAGATGGCTGGTATACGGAAGGAAACAATGCCAACACTAAGCGAGATGGTGGATGATGTTAAGTCTAACCTGATTGGTTATACGCTACGTCAAGACCGCATTACTTATGTAACAAACGCTTCTGGTCTAACGACCACTTCTAGCGCTATCACTGTTGGCTCCGCCGACAACCTTGCTAAAGGTATCATCGAAATTGATGATGAACTTATCTGGGTAGACAACTTCAATAAGTCCACTAACACAATGACTGTAGCCCCAGGCTTTGGTCGTGGCTATATGGGAACTACCGCAGCGCCACACGCACAATATGCCCAAGTCACCTTGGCTCCAACCTTTCCACGTAATGCTATTAAGAAGGCTATCAACGACACCATCAACTCGTACTATCCTAAGTTGTGGTCAGTAAGTTCAACAACCTTTACCTATAACGCAGCGCAGACAACCTACCCACTGCCAGATGATCTAGAGGCGATTCTCTTTGTCTCGTGGCAGACCACAGGTTCATCTCAAGAATGGCTTCCAGTCAACCGCTGGAGAGCAGACCCAATGGCAAATGCCGCTACCTTCAACACTAACAACACCATCAACATTTATGAAAACATTCAACCTGGACGTACAGTTCAAGTCTGGTATACAACAGAACCAAATACCCTTGATGCTAATACCGACGATTATGAAGATGTTACTGGTCTACCTGCGAGCAGTTATGACGTTACTGTTCTTGGTGCCTGCTACAAACTACTCACTTTCCTTGACGCTGGTCGTATAAATCTATCCAGCGCTGAGGCTGATCTCAATGACACCAAGAACCCATACAACTCTGGTGCCTCTGCTTCTCGATATGTCTTTGCCTTGTTCCAACAGCGCCTTAATGAGGAAGCGTTGAAGTTACAAGACAAACACCCGATCCGAATTCACTACGTAAAATAAGGAAGGCTAATGACCAGACTATTTAGTTCAACTAGCGTTGAGACAACGCTGGCATCTGGAATCAATTCCAGTGTGACATCTATGACCGTTGCCTCTGGTACTGGCTCTGCCCTCCTTGGTGGAGTAACACTTGCCTCTGGCAACGTAGACCAGTTCACAGTTGCTATCGACCCAGATACCACCAGTGAAGAGATTGTCTTCATCACTGCTGCAGCATCAGACACATTTACCATCGTTCGTGGACGAGCAGGTACAAGTGCTATCTCACATAGCGCTGGGGCTACCATCAAACACGTACTCACATCAGATGATCTCAACGCCTTTGAAGCAGGGCTAGATAGCGGTACTGGCGGTACCGTCTCTGGCTTGATGCTAATGGGTGGCTAGACCCAAACAACTAACTAAGGAGAAAATAAAGAATGGCCACAACTTATAAGTGCTTGGGTCAAAGTAATCCAAGTGCAACAACTGCAACATCGTTATACACAGTACCTGCTGCAACTCAGGCAATTGTCTCAACTCTTACTATCTGTAATCAGGCTGCTACCGCTGCTACCTATCGCATCGCTGTTCGCGTTGCTGGTGCTACTTTGGCTGCCAGCCAGTACATTGCATATGACGTATCCCTGCCTGGCAATGCCTCAGATACCTTGACCCTTGGTGTCACTCTTGGTGCAACAGATGTCATCACTGTCTACGCATCAACTGCAACAATGTCCTTCTCAGCCTTCGGATCGGAGATTGCATAGTATGACAATCGGACGTATACCTTCGGTAGAAGGTGGCATCCAGCCAACTATTGTAGATGCCAAGGGTGACCTCATTGCAGGCGTTGCGGCAGATACAGTCACAAGACTTCCATTGGGAAGTGATGGTCAGGTATTAAAAGTAAATACCTCTACAGCAACTGGATTAGAATGGGCTGCTGATTCATCTGGTATGACAAATCCAATGACAACAACTGGTGACACTATTTATTCATCCAGCGGTTCTACACCCGCAAGATTGGCAATTGGTTCAAGTGGTCAGGTTTTAACAGTTTCAGGTGGTGTGCCTGCTTGGACAACGATTTCAACAAGCCCAACATTTAGAGGTTGTCGCCTAACTGCTTCAGGAACTCAATCAATAAGCAATAACACTTCAACAAATTTGACTTGGAATCAAGAGAGTTTTGACACGGATAACTTCCACGACAACGCGACAAATAATGACCGCATAACAATTCCGACTGGTCTAGGTGGTTATTATTTGGTTACCGCTACAATTCTTTGGGAAAACAATACGACAGGTGTCCGCAATGTTTATATTCAAAATTCAAGTCCAGCCACTTTGGTTTCAATGACACAAGGGGCTTCGAATTCTGGAGCGGATGGACTAAGTATGACGACAAACGCAATTTTGAATCTAACTGCTGGAACAATTCTTAGAGTAAATGTTTTTCAAAATTCTGGCGCGGCCCGAACTGTCGAAAAAACTTCAGCCGTAGGCAATTTTTCAGTCCAATATTTAGGAGCGTAAAATGGATTTATATTCTAAACTGATTGAAGCAATTCCTGAATTGACTGACAATGATTTCTCGCCTAATAACGGAACTATTCTTTTGAAAGACGATGGCGATGGAGTTCAATACATTTCAAAATGGGAATACAGCAAACCATTACCAGAAGGTATGAAAGTAGGTAAAAACTAAATGGCAACAGGACGTGTACCAACAACGGCGAACTCGCCGTTAACAGCAAAGGGTGATCTATTCACCTATAGCACTACACAGGCTCGCCTCGCAGTAGGAAACAACGGAGACACACTTCTGGCAGATAGTTCCACCACGACAGGACTCCGCTACAACCCACCAGTCGGTAGTCTTGCAAATCCAGTCATCAATGGCGGAGCGGACATTTGGCAGAGAGGCACTAGCATTTCGTTGGCGGCATCAACAAGCATCGCCAACTCATACATTTTTGATAGATTTCAAATGCCGACAAGTGCTAATCAGGCTTGCACAGTTAGTCGGCAGACAGTTAGCGATTCAACCAATCTACCTAATATCCAATATGCGGCTCGTATTCAACGCAACTCTGGACAAACAGGAACAAGCAATCTAAATCCATCAACTAGCGTTGAGAGTGCTAATTCAATTCCTTTTGCTGGAAAAGCAGTTACATTATCATTTTATGCGAGAGCGGGAGCCAATTATTCAGCCACATCCAACGCGCTTCCCGTTATTTTGGTAAGCGGAATAGGAACTGACCAAAGCGTACAGAGTGGCTTGACATCTCAAACAACAGTAGCAAGTGGAACTGTAACACTTACAACTTCTTGGCAGAGATTTGTCATAACAGGGACTGTTGGTTCAACCGCTACGCAATTAGCAATGTTTTGGACTTTTACTCCAACTGGAACTGCTGGTGCAAATGATTGGTTTGAAATTACTGGCGTTCAAATTGACGTTGGAACTTATACAGCATCTAGCGCACCAGCCTTCCGTAGAAGCGGTGGCACACTCCAAGGGGAGTTGGCGGCGGCGCAGAGATATTACTGGCGAGCGACCGCTAATGGTGCCTTCTCATATTTTGGTTGGGCAATAGCAACAG